CCTTTCTCAGCACCATGGGTTTTTACTTCTACATTTCAAACTAAAGATGCTATACGAACTAATCTAGTTAATTTTTTTTTAACTAACAGTAATGAAAGAATATTTCGACCTTCATTTGGTGGAAATTTAAGAACATTTATATTTGAATCAATAACTAGAGGTACAACAGAATCTATTAAAGAAAGTATACAAGATGATGTTACTAGATATTTCCCCCAAGTATTAATTAGAGACATAGAAATACTCTCCTCAGAAGACTTTAATACATTAAATGTAATAATATCATACGAAGTAGTTAATTTTGGAATTAACGATGAACTAAATTTAACATTCGAACAATAAGATGGCCGATAACAGAGACATAAAATATCTTAATAAAGATTTTGATACCTTTAGAGCTAGGTTAATAGACTATACTAAAACCTATTTTCCTAATACTTATAATGACTTTACAGAATCATCTCCTGGTATGATGTTTTTAGAAATGTCATCTTATGTAGGTGATGTTTTAGCATTTTACATGGACAACCAAATTCAAGAGAATTTTGTTCAATTTGCTAGAGAAGAAAATAATTTACTTACTTTAAGTTACATGATGGGGTATATTCCTAAAGTAACAACAGTTGCAAGTACCGACATCTCATTCTATCAGATAGTCCCAGCAAATGCATCATTTTCTCCTGATTATACTTATGCTTTAGAGATTCCAGAAAATACACAAATTTCTTCTAATGCAAATACATCAATAGCATTTTTAACTGAAACTAGATGTAATTTTGCACTTTCAAGTTCACTAGACCCAACAGAAGTTTCAGTATACTCAGTAGCAGGTACTAACCCAGCATATTATCTTTTAAGAAAAACTAGAAGAGCAATTTCATCTACTATTAATACTACAACTAATACAGTTACTGCTCCAACTGATTTTTATACTATAAATTTAGAAGCAGAAAATATTGTTGGTATATTAGATATTAAAGATTCTGATGGTTATGAATATTTTGAAGTACCTTATTTAGGTGAAGATATGGTATATGATTCTATTAGAAATACTAATCCAAATGATCCAAATTTCTTTAATGATACTGATGCTGCTTTTTTACTTAAAACTAAACAAGTAGCTAGACGATTTGTTACTAGATTTTCCTCAGCTACAAATTTACAAATCCAATTTGGAGCAGGTACAAGTAGTGATATTACAGAAGATATTATTCCAAACCCTACAAATGTAGGTATTGGTTTACCATTTGAAAAAAATAAATTAACAACAGCATATTCACCTACTAATTTTATATTTAGTAATACTTATGGTATTGCACCTTCTAATACAACTTTAACTATTAGATTTTTAACAGGTGGTGGAGTTGTTTCTAATGTTCAAGCTAATCAATTAACTGTACTTGATAGAAGTAATGTTAAATTTGTTAATAGTAATATTGCAGATTCTACTATTGCAACTACAATTATAAGTGGTACAGCTGCTCAAGGTGGTTTAAATTGTACTAATTTAATAGCAGCAACTGGGGGATCAGATGGTGATTCTGTAGCTGAGTTAAGATTAAATACTTTATCATCTTTTGCAAGTCAATTACGTAATGTAACAGCAGATGATTATTTAGTAAGAGCTTATAGTTTACCTTCTAAATTTGGTAGTTTAGCTAAAGTATATGTTGAAAAACCAAGATTAGCTGTTACATCAAATGAATCTGTTTTAGATATGTATGTTTTATCTTTTAATGGAGATGGACAGTTACAAACAGCTTCTAATGCTTTAAAACAAAATTTACAAACTTATCTTTACCAATATAAGATGGTAGGTGATTCTCTTAATATTAAAGATGGGTTTATTATTAATATTGGAGTTAATTTTGACATCATAGTATTACCTAATTTTAATAGTAATCAAGTACTATTAGCTTGTGTTGAATATATTAAAACATTTTTTGATATTAATAATTGGCAAATTAACCAACCAATTATACTTAATGATCTAACTGCTGGTATAAACGCTATAGAAGGAGTTCAAACTACCAGAAATGTTAATATAACTAATAATGTAGGTACATTAGCTAATGGAAATATCTACTCAGCATTTGCTTATGATATCCCTGGAGCAACATTAAATTCCGTAGTTTACCCTTCAATTGATCCAATGATTTTTGAAGTAAAATTCCCTAATTCAGATATTCAAGGTAGAGTAGTACAAATATAATATTAAAACATGGCTGTATATAAAATTTTTCCATTCAAAGATACTTCATTGTATTCATTATACCCAGATATGAATACAGGTATTGATCCTATTAATCAAGTATCTAATTTAAACTTTGCTTTACTTACTTCTGCTACTGTTGCAAGATCTTTAGTTGAATTTTCATCTGAAGAAATTGTTGATCTTTTAGATGGGATAATTAGTGGTTATAAATGGGATTCTTATTTTAGAAGCTATATAGCTACAGCACAAGGTATTGTAGAAACCTCTATTATAGAAGTTCGTCCTGTAGCTGAATCATGGAATAATGGTACTGGTACTTACTTAGATAGTCCTATCACAACAGATGGTTCTTCTTGGAATTCAAATCAATTTCAAGGTGGAACCCAATGGTCCTTTATGAATGGAAATTCTTTTACATCGTCAAGTACACAAGCTGGATTTCCATCATTTAAGGTTACTGGGTCTTATGCTGCTGCATCATCTTCATTAGGTGGAGGTAATTTTGTAATTAGCAGTTCAGATGGTACTGAGTATCTAGCAACTCAAACATTTGGTTTAAGAAGCCCAAAAGATTTAATAATTAATTCCACACCTGTTGTTAGTTCTTGGTATAGCGCTTCTTCTGGATTAGGTGGAATAAAAAATAATGGATTTCTAATTAAATGGGAAGGTGCTATTGAATTTAATCCTAATAAACAAGTTCAACCTGTAGTACAATATTATAGTGTTGATACTAATACTATTTATCCTCCTGAATTAGAATTTAAATGGGATGATTCATCATGGAGTACAGGTTCATCAACTATACCTGAGTTATTTCAACCCAATTGCTTTGTAGCATTAGCAGAAAATCCAGGTGTTTTTCTTTCAGAAAGTATTAATAGATTTAGATTAAATGTTCGCCCAAAATACCCAAAAGTAGTATTTGCAACATCTTCATTATTTACTAAACAACATTATCTTCCCTCAGGTTCTTCATATTATGCAGTAAAAGATTTAGATACTGATGAATACGTTATTAATTTTGATGCTCAATATACTAAATTAAGTGCAGATACTACTTCAAGTTATTTTGATCTTTATATGAATGGTTTGCAACCTGAAAGATATTATAAAATATTAATTCAAGCATCTGCTGGTGGAAGTACTACTATATATGACGATAATTACTATTTTAAAGTTTCTAACGGATATTAAATATGGGTACTCAAGTAGACTTAGTAAGACAAGAATTTGAGAAAAATAGGTATAACAGAAATATAGATACTTCTTTTTCTCAATTTGTAGCACCTACACTTCCAAGTGCTAGTGCTCCTCCCTCTGTACAAGAATTTTTTCAATATTATGAACAAATATTCTATGTAATACCTAAAGAAGGTGATATTAATTCTCATAGATATTTAATTAATACTAGTGAGACATACATAGGAGCTTCAGATATATCTGATGAACTAAGAGCATTACAAGAAGAAATAACTTCATTAAGAATTGAACTTTTACAAGCACAAACAGGACCAGCACAAGCTATAGTAGATACTTTATCAGCTTCAAGCTTAAACTTGCCTGAGCTACCTGAAGTACCTAACTTAGATGTCTCCAAACTTTTTGACACCAATACTTCAGGTGATAACCAATTAGCTAATACTGAATCATCATCCGAGAAAAAAGCAAAACGTAAAGCTGCCAAAAAAGCATTACAAAAGAAATTAGAAGAACAAAGAACTAATAGACCACCTGATAAAGAAAATCTAGATAGACGTTCGGGAAACTATAGTGTAAATGATATAAGTAGATTATAATGGCATTAAATAAAAATATAATAGTTTCTCCTCTATCTGTTGAACCCTCTACAGTTCAAAATTATTCAGATGCAGACTTAGCTAATCTTAATTCCCAATTACTTCCTTCAACATTTATTCCGTTTGAAGATGTTGTTGAATTTTACGGTTATGATTTAAATGGTAATCTTGTAGCTCAAAATTTAGATTTTAGAGATTATCAATTCCCTAACACAGGCTTAGGAACAGTAGCTTCAGGTTCTCAAAACCAATTTAATGATGTTTCTATACCTCAATCTAATAATAAAGCTACAGAAATTAGTCTCGACCCAGGTCAAACTACTTTAAATTTATTAGGAACTAGAGGTCAATTTAATGTTTATTATAATTTTTCCAGGCCGATATTAGGCTCTACTTTTCAACAAACTTATGTAATTTCTGATATATCATCTGATAGAACAGAATTAAAGTTTATTAGTAATGATATCCTAAAATCTGTAATAACAGAAACTGTTACTTTATATAAAGAAAAAACACAATCCGCGGAATTAATATCAGATTTTTATTTAAATTTAGGAGATAATAATTTATTACTTTGTCTTAATTTAGATATATTTGAGGGAGATTTAGTAATAAAATTATATGAACCTTTACCTTTAAACTTTAATATTAAAGATAATTGTTGGTTTGTAGAAGAAGTAGCTGAATCTGTAGGTTATAATATTAATATCATTGATGAAATGATAGACGATACTATAAGTCCTACTTTAAGTGGTCCTAATTTTAATTTACCAATCACTAATCAAGTAAATAATTCTACAGAATTTACAGCATTTGATTCTCTTACAGGAGGTGGACTTACAGGTCCAGCATTAACAGGTTCATACCAACAAATTCAATCTTTATTTGAAGAGCAAGGTATTGAAATTAATATTGATTATACAGATTATGCTAATTTTGTTAATTTTTCATCAGCCACAGATAGATTAAATAATTTTGTAGATAAAGTAAAATTAATCGAAGCTTATTCCTCTTCATTAGGAGCATCTTTAAATTTAAATCAAAATAATTCTGCTATTACTGCTAGTAATGCTCTATATCAGAACTTAATAAATGATGTTACTTCAAAATTTGATGGGTATGAATATTATTTATATTTTGAATCGGGAAGTAATACTACAGGAGTACAAACTTATCCAAAAACAAATACAACTCCACCATTTACATTATATTCATCTTCAAATACCATAGTAACAGATTGGTATACAATTCAATCTACTAGTGCTTCTGATTATGATAATCTTAATCAAGATTTATTATTAAATACTATACCACAATATTTAAGAGATAATCCTGCAAATGCTTCATATGAAACATTTATCAATATGGTTGCTCAAGAGTTTGATAATACTTGGGTTTACACTAAAAACATAACTACAAGATTTGACTCAGATAATAGAGTAAACTTTGGTATATCTAAAGATTTAGTAGCAGATGCTATTAGATCATTTGGTTTAAAAATTTATCAAAATAATTTTAGTTCAGAAGATTTATATTTAGCATTTATAGGTACAACAGCTACTGGGGATACATTCCCAGTACCTAATATATACTCAGGTAGTTTACCTACCCCTACAGGATTAGAATACATTGAATATAAAATATCAGCCTCAGATGCTATTGTTCCATTAGATGATGTAAACAAATCTACTTATAAACGCATTTACCATAATTTACCTTATTTAACTAAACAAAGAGGTACTATTTCAGGATTAAGAACATTATTAAATATATATGGTGTTCCTGATACTATCTTACAAATAAATGAATTTGGAGGTAAAGACAGAAATAATACTAATGATTGGGATTTATGGCAAGAAGAATTTAACTATAAATTTGATGTTACTGCACCATCAGCAGTTAATGATCAATATATATTATCTGATTGGAGATTAAATGATGATTGGGGTCCAGCAAATGATCCTTCTACCACATATGTAATCCCAGAAACTTTAGAATTTAGATTTAAAATAGCTAGTTCACTTCCAACTGCATCTGTAAAAAATGCTTTAGCATTAATTCCAATGCAACCATCTCAAATAGATGGTTCATCAGTAACCTTAGAATATACAGGTTCAGGATTTACAAGTAGTTCTCTATACCCAGGTTCTATTCCTGACCCAGAAAACCAATATGCTAAATTAGTATTTACACCTGATTGGCAAGCAGCTAATATATCAGCTAGTGTTTACCTTCCATTTTACAATCAAGGTTGGTGGTCTGTAATGGTAACTAGAACAGGTAATGATGTTTTTGAATTAACAGCAGCAAATAAAATTTACTCTGGAAGTGATGGTTCTACTATAGGATTTATTGAATCTTCATCAGTCACTACTCCTGATATAAATAATACAGGTTGGAATGAAGGTCAAAATGGTGCTTATTTTGGAGGTACTATTTTATATGATGGAGCTGATTTCCTTGATCCTATTTCTGGATCATACCAGGAAATTAGATATTACACTAATAAACCTAGTCAAAGTGTATTTAATGATTATGTAATGAACCCCCAATCTACAGAGGGTAATGGTGTAAATGGATCTCCAGATCAATTAGCATTTAGAGCTTCTTTAGGAGGTAATTTATATACAGGCTCAACATCAATACACCCAAAAGTTACAGGTTCAGTATGGGGTCCAGGTTCAAGAGGATTTCAAACATCTTCTTTTGCTGCTAATTCTAATTTTGTTTTTCAAACAGAATCTCTTGGAGCAACTCCTTTATTTAACCCTAATCGTGAATATATATTTTATGATTCACCCCCAGTAGGAGTTAAAAATAGAAATACTGATAAGATTAAACGTCAAAATTTAATTTTACCATCAGGAAGCACATTATCTAACTTAGAATCAATTCAACAAACCTCATTTAATTCTCAAGATTATACTGATAATTTAAATTTATTAGAAGTAGCATTTTCACCACAAAATGAAATTAATAACGATATTATTGATCAAATTGGTTTCTTTAACATTGGTGATTATATAGGTGATCCAAGATTAATATCTTCATCTGCTACATCATATCCAGCATTAGATACATTAAGAAATCAATACTTTGAAAAGTATACTGAAAATTACAATGTATATGATTATATAAGACTTATTAAATTCTTTGATAACTCATTATTTAAAATGATTAAAGATTTTGTTCCTGTAAGAACATCTTTAGCATCTGGTATTGTAGTTAAACAAACACTTTTAGAAAGACAAAAATATCCTGTCCCACAGGCAGCATTTACAACTCCTGTATATACAGGTTCTATTGGGTCTATTCCTTACTTATTAGATTATGAAAGAGCTTACTCATCATCTACAGATTTTCAATCATTTCCCATAGTAACAATTACAGGTTCAGATGGTGGTAGTATGCCTACTTTAGGTACTGGAGGTCCTGTTACTTCAATTACATTAACTAATGGAGGTTCTGGATATGATTCAGGTACAGCATACACAGTACTTGTAAGTGGAGGTGAAGGTGAAGGAGCAACAGCTACAGTTGGTGGTATTACTAATCTATTCCAATTAGCAGCAGGTGAAGATTTAGAAGATGAAATTGATGGTGGTGTTGATCTTACTGGTATACCAAATGGTAAATACCCATTATTAACTGCTACTATTGATACAGGTGGTACTGTGGTTCTTAATTTTGATATTGATGCCGAGGCAGTTTTACCATCAACAGATGGTGGTGGAATGCTTGTAGTTAATAATGTAGCAAATGCAACTTTAACAGACGGTAGTATAATTACTATTTTAGGTACTCAAATAGGAGGTGCTACACCTGGAAATGATATTGTAATTACCTTAATTGAAGCTGAAAATCTTACAGATATTGGAGGAAAAATAACTACATTAGTATTAACTAATGCAGGTGATGGATACACATCATTCCCAGCATTTATAATTAGTCCGGCTCCACTTTTAGGAGTACCATCTTCTGCACAAATACAAGTAAATGGACTTACAATTCCTAAAAATCAAATTACTCAAGAATGGGGTGGTGTTTATAATACTCCTGTAGGTCAAATTGCATTTACAAGTTCGGATGCAGCAGAATTTTTTGATGGAGAATTTAGTGGTTCCACTATATTAGTAACCGATGGTGAATTAAATACTGAGTGTGATCCATTTAAAATTGCTAGTACTAGTAGTGTACAATATACATTTCAAAGCCAACATTTAGTTGCAGCTACTGCAGCACAATCATATGCTTTTAATCCTAATGGTCAATCCCAAGGTGTTACTAGTGTAGGTCAACCTCAAGCAGGTGTTACAGCAACCCAACTTTCCTTAGCTCAATCTAATACCACTGCATTATTTACTAATCCTGGTACTATGAGAATATGGTATGAAGCAACAAGAGTTGCTCCTTATCAATATGAAGGATTTAGTGGTTTTGATGATCACGTAAAAGATACATTTAGACCTGCAATGGTTAGGGTTGCTAAAACTGATCAATTAGGTAATGATCTTACAAACTTTTGGCCTTCAGTTAATGAAATTATAATTCCAACATATGCAGTATCAGCTTCTACACAAACTGGAGCTATAAATGGTGATAGTTCAATTGTATCATTCAATACAGCTGGATTAGGAGGTAATAGACTAGAATTAGCAGTAACTAGTGTTAGAGAAAATTTAGATAGTTATACATTATTAGTAAATCAAATAAGTGGAAAGTATTTTGAATTAATTAGTGGTACTAATGCTGGTTTAATTCCAGTTACTACTAATCCATTCCCTATATTAATTACAAATCAAAATAGCGGTTCAGCTGTAATAGAACCTTTTGTTCCAAGAACATTTGAAAATAGTGATTGTAATGCTCTTATTAATAATGCCGTAACTGAAAGAGATAGTACAGTATTCTATGATTTGGAATATAATGAAACTTATCAAAGAACTAATTTATTAAATGATGGTTCAACAAGTACTATTGGTGTTTTCCCAACAAACTACCAAAATGTAATGACAGCATCTCAACAATCGGGATCTGCGACATTTGCTAATGTACAAGATTTTAACTGGAATGCTCGAAGAAGTACTTTACCAAGGTATAGTGGATCTAAAAACTCAGCTCCCATATATAATGCCCCAGGTAATTTTGCCCCAACAGATAAATTCGATTCAGCACTTATTGATTTTAACTTTGGTGGTGGCACTTATCCTGAAATAGATGGATATGGTGCTTTATCATTAAATCAAATGTTATTAGTAGGTGATAATAAAGAAGCAGTCGGTACATTAGGAGCTTCAGAACCAGGATTTTCAGGCTCTTTATTTACCTTATTCCCTTCAGGTTCTTCACCTACAATAAGACAATATACAACAAGTGCTGATACAACTATAGGTGCTAAAGTAGTAACTAATATTGCTCCACCTTCACTGGCTACATATATAATTCCTTGGAATTTACCAACTACTGAACTTACTACAGCTACTGTTGGTGGTGTAGGATCTGCTTTACAATTTACTGGAAATGCTATTAATAGCGTAGCTAAATCTGCTACAGGATTTTATACAACATCTTCTGTTACTTCAACTTCCACCCAAGTATTTACTAAAATCTCAGAAAGCATTCAGCAAGGAGATAGATGGTTTATTACAGGATATAAAGAAATGCCTATTCCAATAGAAGGAGCTTTATCTCCATGGAATAGAAATGATGGAAAAGGAGCTAGTCAAACTGCTAATACATTACTTGAACGTGGAGTAGCTGAAATAACAGGAGCTATAACTACTTTTGATAATTTTTTACTTCTTGGTAATATAGATATTAATACCTTTACAGTAGGTGACAAATTTGGGGGAGAAGATGCTAATGAATATGGATGTATAATTTGGAAAGCACAAACAGAAGGATTTTTACTTGTATCTGATGCAACTTTAAGTGGCGTTGGCGCAGGAGCTTTATTACCTTCCAATCCATCACCTACCATAGTTAAAAACTTTGACAGTATAACAACAGATTTTGGATCTAATCCAAAACCATCATAAAAAATTAACAAGATTATATATTTATAATAAAATACGTATTAAAAAATGGGATATTTAAATAACTCGGTAGTAACAGTTGATGCCATCCTTACAGACAAAGGTCGCCAATTAC